TGGACAGCTTGTAGATATGCAATTGGAATATATTACAAATCGGAAGATGCTAATACCTTTGATGGTGATAAACTTATAGGTTGTTTAATCTATGGGTTTCCTGTTGGAGCAAAGGCATCTACTTCTATTTGTGAAGGATTAACTAAAGATAACATTTTAGAATTAACCCGTTTGTATTGTGATGATGGATATGGTTCTAACATTGAATCATACGCATTAGGACAATCTTTCAAATGGTTAAAAGAAAACGATAAAGCAATTAAAGTTCTTTTATCATACGCTGATAATGGACAAGCTCACTTAGGAGGAATCTATCAGGCTACCAATTGGATTTATCAAGGATTATCTACGGATATTGCATTGATGCCAAATTGGGGTATCTCATTACATAAAGACCCATATCAATGGATACATAGTAGAACTGTATTTTCAATGTGGGGTAGTGGTAACTTAGACCATTTAAAATTAGAAATTGGTAAACAAGGATATAAAGAGTTTTGGAGAAGGGAAGAACCACCAAAGCATAGATATGTTCAGATACTTGCGCAAGATAAAAAAGAAAAGAAAGATTTGATGAAACGATTGAAGCATGAGATTAGACCTTACCCAAAAGATACGGCTAGTTACAATACCGAAATAGTTCATCATCTAACAACATACGAAGCACCTGAAGGAGCTGAAAACTTTTGGTAAAATAAAATAAAACAATAATATGGATATAAGTGATTTCTTAGTAGACAAATATGAAACCGAACAATACGATTACAAAGTATTAGTTTATGGTAATTACACATTTAGAGATAATTTAGAAGCAGATTCTTTAGTAGAAGTACTTCGTAGAGTTATTCCTTATTTAAGTGAAAGACGAAAGATACATTTTACAATTCTGATTCCTGAATTTGTGAAATCATTAAACTTTCCAAATGTAGAACAAAGAATCTACACACTACCAACATACATCAATCAGATGCGTACTCACTTTGATTCTATTCAATTTATGAAGTATATTGATTGGAAACGTAATGATTGGGATATTATTTATACTCACTTACCAGAACATACAAATCAGATAGCAAATTGTATATTCAATAATACAAACATCATGCCAAAGATTGTAGGTTACTCACATTGGTTTGAAGTTCCTGAAAATGCACCATACGCTAAAAATATGTTGGATAGTAGTGTAGCTGGTTTATTACAAATGGATGAGTGTGGTGTGAATAGTGAGTGGTTAAAACGATTAACAATTAAACATGCAGCTAAACATTATAATCAAGATGTATTAGATAAATTGGAAAAGATTATTCAACCACATTATTTAGGAGTAGATAGAGTTAATCCAAGAAATGTATCGGATTATACCGATAAGACTGTTGTATTCAATCATAGAGATGCTGGTTACACTGGATGGGAATGGTTTGTAAAATGTGTTGATGAAATTTGGGAGACAAGACAGGATTTCAAAGTATATACAACTTTAGCACAAATCGATAGGCCTTGGAATGAAAGAGTTAAGTTGACAGGTAGAAATGAGTATATGGATTTTCTTTCTAAAATGAAATTTGGTGTAGGTACTTTCCAAACATATTCAGCTTGGAGTATTTCAACTACCGATGGTTTCTCTGTTGGATGTCCTTATTTACTTCCAAATAACTTTTGTTATCCTGAAATGGTTAGTGTAGCATCAACTCCATATCCATATCTATACGATGATAGAGCAGATTTTATTAAGAGATTCAATGAGATGTTAGATAATCCGATTGAATACGATACAACCGAAATAGCTAAGAATATGGTTTGGAATGAAAGGATAGCTAAATGGTTTGATGGTTGGGATAATGTATTTGAATTAAAGGCAATGACAGAAACCGAATCCCTATTAAAGATAAAAGAATTCATTAAACAAAAAGGTACAACTACTAAGTTTGAAATATTAGAGTATTTGGGATGGGGTGTTAGAATCAAATTTACTGGTTATAGAAACGCTTTAAGGTTAATGCCTGAAATAAAATTTACTAAGAAAGGATATGAGTGGATTGGTAATTAATTGATAATCAATCACTTACAAAATACCCGATAATTGTTTGGCAATTTAGGGTATTTTTCGTATATTTGTGTGATAAACAATTAAAATATTTAAAATCATAAAACATGAAACAAAGCGTAGAAGCAATTAAAGAAAAAATTCTAAAAAAAGTACCTTCAATTAAAGAAGTATTTATCGCAGAACCACCTCCACATTATGAAGCATTCTTATATAAATATACTGATTTAGATACAAATAAAAAGTATTTGGGAATGCACGAAGGATATTTGGGAGATGGGTATTGGAATTCATCGGAAAGTGCAGAATTCAAAAAAATATGTAGTGAATCAACTTCAAATATAAGATATGAAATATTGGAATATGGTGATGTTGATGAAATCAAATCAAGAGAGCATGATATCTTAACTAAAGTTGATGCAAAAAATAGTGATGATTGGTACAATATGAATAATGGTATTGTTAAAAAGCAATCATTAAGACTTGATTTGGTTAAAAGTATTGTTGGTAAAATATTAGCAGGAGAATTTGATGTAGTTGATGATAGTGGTAGATGGATTAAGGAAGATAAAGTAAAAATTTACAACCTACCAAGATTACAGGTAAGAGTAAATCAAATAATTAGTGATACTGTTAGATATGTTACGGAGAGAGTAGAAGAAGCTCATGGTAATACCGATTTATGTACTCCTATTTTAATTTATGAAAATAGATTAAAAGCTAAATTATATAATGGAGAAACCGATTTATTGGGTGATGGTAATAATACAATCGAAGGTGTGTATAGAGCACCTCATGCAGTTGAAATTCAGATAGCTAAAGTACCATATGAAGTTCATAGAGATTTATCTAATTTAGAGTTGAGAGCTATTGGTGGTTTATTAAACAAAAGAGATTCAATTGTCAAAGAACCACTAAGTATAGATGATGGTGTAAAATATATTATGAACGTATATTTAGCAACAGGCAAACCTGCTGATTGTCCTGAAAACTATGAGTGGTTGGAAGAAGCTCAATTTACATCCAATCAAATTAAAAAAACAATTTTTCCAAAAGGAAAGGAAGCAATTACACAAAAAAAATTAGAATTAGCTAATAAGGTGTTAATTGATTATTCATCTGATAGCCCTCATGCATCTGTGTTAGAAGATAAATTAGATGCGCTTAGAGATGCAAACACTCATTCTGTAGCAGTATCATCAGCAAATATTCGTATGGATAGGGTTATGACAAAATTTAGAAGGTCTGGTAAGCAAAATATAAAAGTAGTAGTTCATCACCCAACTATAAAATGTGCCGATGATTGGATGTCTATTAAAAGTTTACATGAAGAAGATGTTGATTTTTGGATTACGAGTAAAGAAATAAATGGAAAAAAAATGGGATTTGAGTGGGTTGTAATGCCACATTTAATGGATAATAAATTAGTTAATTAAAATAAATGTATCAAAACGCATATTATCAAAGAGAGAAAAATTTAGTACATATTTGGGATGACAAATTGGGTTATCGCTCATTTCCATATTCAAGATATGCGTATGAAAGGAGCCAAAACGGAGAATATACTTCTTTGTATGGTGATAAACTTAGTAAAATTTTCAAATTTAAAAAAGATGATCCTGATTTATTTGAATCGGATGTACCTGAAACAACTCGTATATTAGTTGATACCTATACGGATTCGGATATTCCATCGGAAGGGCATATTATTCTTACATACGATATTGAGTGTGAAATGGATAGTGGATTGCCTGATGTTGAGAAAGCTGAGAATGAACTTACAGCGATAGGTTTGCATGATTCTGCTACTGACCATTATTGGGTTCTTATTATGGACAAAGATGGTAAGATGAAGGAAAGTAAGAATGGAAATCGTACTGTAATTCCTTTTAGAGATGAGAGAGATATGTGTATGAAGTATCTTTCACTATATGAATATATTAACCCAACAATTGTTACGGGTTGGAATATTGATTACTTTGATACTCCTTACTTATACAATCGTATTAAAAGAATATTAGGTGTTAAGCACGCTAATAGATTATCACCTATTGGTGAATGTTTTTGGTCACCATATCGTAAAAGATTCTTTATGGCTGGTGTATCTTATTTGGATTATATTGGATTATACAAATCTTATACCTATGTTGAATTAGATAACTATCGTTTGGATACGGTAGCTATGAAAGAATTGGGTAGAGGTAAGGTAGAATACGCTGGTAATTTGGATGAGTTATTTAAAACTGATATTGATAAATTCATTGAGTATAACTTAGTGGACGTACAATTGGTTGTTGATATGGAACGTAAGTTACAATTCGTAGATTTGTGTAGAGGTATCTGCCACGCTGGACATGTACCTTATGAAGATTTTGTTTATTCATCTAAATTCTTAGAAGGTGCAATGTTATGTTACCTTAAAAGACAGAACATTGTAGCACCCAACAAACCTGCGGATAGACAAGAGATGATGCAGGCATTGAGAGATAATGAGCAAGAAAAATTCATTGGAGCTTATGTGAAGGCACCTATCGTTGGTAAGTATGATTGGATATATGACTTGGATTTAACGTCACTATATCCATCAATCATTATGACTACAAATATTTCACCAGAAACTAAAGTAGCTAAGATTAGTAATTGGGATGCACAAAAGTTTATGAAGGGTGAGATTGATACTTTTAATATTGGTGAAAAAACTATTACAAAAGAAAACCTTAGAAAGTTATTAGATGAAAGTAAATACGCAGTATCATCTAATGGTGTATTATATACAACGGATAAAGTAGGTTGTATTCCAGCTATCTTAGATTTATGGTTTGCACAGCGTGTAGAATTCCGTAAGTTAGAAAAAAAGTATGGTGAAGAAGGTGATAAAGAAAAATATGCTTTCTATAAGAAAAGGCAGTTGGTTCAAAAGATTTTGTTGAACTCATTATATGGAGTATTGGGATTACCAGCGTTTCGTTTCTATGATGTTGATAACGCTGAAGCTGTAACATTAACTGGACAGACGGTAATTAAATCAACTGCGGAAATGGTAAACATTAAATATAATAAAGAGTTAGGTAAGAAAGGTGAAGATTATAATATATACATCGATACGGATTCCGTATTCTTTTCAGCAGTTCCATTATTAGACCATAGATATCCTGAATGGAGAAACGAAGATGATAAGGAAATTGCATTAAAGGTAGATGCTATTGCTGGTGAAACGCAAGATTACCTAAATAATTTCTATGATGTATTAGCAGAAAGAGTATTTAATGTAGCAAAAGAAAAACACCGTTTCCAAATCAAAAAAGAATTCGTAAGTAGAAGTGGTATTTGGATTGCTAAGAAAAGATACGCTCAATGGATTATTGCGGAAAATGGTATTCCAACTGATAGATTGGATGTTAAAGGATTGGACGTAGTTCGTTCATCATATCCAGCAGAATTCCGTAAGTTTATGAGTGAGATTTTGATTTCAATTCTAAGAGGTGATAATGAAACTGTATTAACTGATAGAATTTATGATTTTAAAAAATCACTTTCTACAATGAATGTTGTTAGTATAGCTAAAAACTCCGCAGTAAAAGAAATATCAAAATATATTCCAAAGAAGAAAGATAATAGAGCAATGTTCCAATTTAATAGTGGAACTCCTGCGCACGTTAAGGCAGCAATTGCACATAACCAATTATTAGTTCACTTTAAATGTGCAGCTAAGCACGCTCCAATGAGAGATGGTGATAAAATTAAGTGGGTATATTTGAAGCAAAATCCATACGGATTAGATGC